CTTTAATTGTTGTAGGTAGTTTGTATTTACCTTGTGCTATTCGCAAATTTTCGGTTTCTCCGTTTGCGTATTTTAAACTCTCTATTATTAATTTTATCATAATGTTGTTTCAAATAAATCTGTATCAAATGCTCCAAACTCGTCTCCGTCAATATCGTAAATAGCTCTTACAGAAAATTTATAAGTTGTATCACTGTCTAGCTGTGTTCGAGTTTTAGTTGTTGGGTCTCCAGAGGGAACGGTCGTGTCTAGTTCTCCATCTAAGTATATTTGATATTCTACAAAATTACTGTCAGTTATTGCGTCCCATTCATAACTAATACTTGAACTTGTTGTACCTGTTGATACTAAATTCTCAACCCTTTGTAAATCCTGTCTTTGACCGTTCAAACTTTGCGATGTGTTTGTTTGTAAGTTATATAATTCTAAGTCACTTTTATTTGTTAATAAATTTGTCTTTATAGAGTTTATTCTATATTCCGTTGTACCTATGATAAATATATCGTTTAGTCTATAATTTAAAATTACATTCAAAGGCAAGTAAGCAGATACATTTGTTTTTCTTGAATTTCTAGCAAATAGATTAGCTACATAATTTCTATAATATTTAGTATATAAATCATTTGAAGAGGTTTGTGTTGAGCTTCCTGTTCCTTGCGTGTACTCATCTACTTCAATCCCAAAATTTACTGTTTGATTTATAAACCCTGTTGAAATATTAACTATTGCGTTTGACGGTCTGTAATATCTAACTAAATTGCTAAATGTATCGTTTAGATTATCAAACTTTATAACATCACTTGTTTCAGTCCATATTGGATAAAATAATAAAGGGTCGCCTATTGTTGGTTCAAACTTTTTATCTAACATAGCACCCTGTTGAACATCTGTTAAAGTGTTTGTTGAACTCTCATCACTTAATCTCTCGTACATCATTTTCTCAAAACCAACCTCAACCTTGTAATCGCTTCCGTCATATTGCTCTGATGTAAAACTTTCTTCTGCAAACTTATTGCCTTGCAATTCGTCTGAATACTGTACTAAATACGATTTTTTGCTTTTAAACTTAAATATCATATTTTTAAATTGTAGTAACTTAGATACAGTTTTTTTGCTAGTATCTACATATTCCGTAATATCGTAAACCTTGCCAGCGTTATAATAATCGTCTAAAGGTAATACCGTTATAACTCCGTCCTCTTTATATGCAGTTAAATTAAACATAGTAAATAGGTTTTTTAGAAAATCAAATATTTTCATTTTAGGCATTTGCCTACTTATATCTACTATATTTGCGGCTGTTGGTGCTGCGGCTTCATAAAACCCTGTCGCTTCTATTGTTTTGCTTCCACTACCATTATTAAAAATCCTTCTAACCTCCAATTCTTGTGATATAAGTAAAGTGTTTTCAGCTATTATAATAATTTTTAAATCTATATACCCTTCCCCCCAGTCTTGTGGGTTAATTGTAACAAGGTCAAGAGTTTGGTTTCCGCTCCCCTGTCTTTCAGCAAAAAGGCTATTATTCGAAAGCCTCCTAAATTCAACAGTATAACTTTGACCGCCAGGAGCATTAACAGTTAAAAAAAAGTCATACTCTCTATACGTCCCGTTGCCAAAAGGAGTGTTATAAGGGTTCATTTCTGGGTCGGCTGGTCTTATTTCTGTTCCACTGTCTAAATCATATTCTAAACCAGCAGTAGCTGCACTTCCTGTAAACCAAGTTTTAACTATGCTAGTAACCTCCCCACCCTCTTCTGCATTACTCATAAACCCCTCTTCTCTATGAAGCCATAAGTATAACTTTTTAAAATTAAAACTGTTAAAAAAAGTGTTACTGAATTTTATCTGTGGGTAATTACTTTCTATCGCATCAATTATGACCTTAGCTCTTAATGCTGGTTTTATATCTGCATAGTTTAAAAATGTATTTGTAATAGCGTCTTTATATCCAGCGTTACCGTTATATCCGTATCTCATATTCTTACTATGAGTAATTAAAGGAAATAGCAAATCGTGGTCTGGGTCTGTAATTGCTACTGATGAGCCTAAACGAGTTTGGACAAAACTGCTTGTATATTCAAAATCTAAAGTATCTGGAAATTGTAAAGAGCTTAATTCATTTTCTGCTAGTATTTTTTTGAACTCAACCGTTTCGCCTGTAAAGACTAGTTTATAAGAATATGCTACATTGTTTTTTAAATCAACAGATGTAAGTTTGAATGAGCCTTTTTTGTAATTAGTTCCGTTTAACTGAATAAGTGCATCGCCTTGAAATCTTGCGTCAAAACTGTTTACTACTTCACTATTGTAATAATGCTTAAAGAATTTATTATTATGCTTAGAGGCTGGTACGCTAAACTGTTGGCTAAACGGTGCAAATATCTTAGCAGGGTCTTTTACATTTTGGATAGTATCTGTAATTGAAACGCTCTCGTCTTTAAATAATTCAAGCTTTGTGAAGTCATTATATATTTGGTATCTTTTACCACTTCCAGAAAATACACCTCCTGTGATATCTAGTGTATCTGTTCCGCTTGGTGCTATTGCAGTAATAGTCCCCTCAACCCCACTGTCAAGGTCAAGTATTATTTGCCCTACTTTAAATAGTCCGTTTGTAAAATCTGTTGAAGTGTCTACAAGTCTTGTTTGTGTAGGAAAGTAACCAACGCTAGTATATTTAAAAGCATCTCTTATATATAAGTCTATTATCTGCATTTATCTAATGTTGTTTATAGTGTCAAAAGCAAAGTCTATTTTTATAGTGTAATTAATTAGCTTGTCATTTAAGCTTGTCTTGTAACTAAAACTACTATCTGTTACATTAACTGGTAAAACAACGTTGTCTATTTCAATCCAACAGTCCTCGCTTAATTGCATCTCTTTAAACACTTCGTTGTACTCCTCTGGATAAAACCCTGTATTTAAGTCCATTTTTTCGTTACCCATTTTATATAGGTTTTTCTTTTGGTGCTTATCCGTTCCGTAACTATTCGCTGATAGTGTATTTCTTTTGAAGTCCTCTGCCTTAGTAGATAGTTGTTTATTGCTTCGCTTAAAGAACCATAAATTCTGCAACGCTCCGTACTTATTTATAAAACTTAATTTATAAGGGTCGTATTTACACTCCGTTATATTCTCCACTTTAACAACTGAAACGCTACCGTCTGATAATTCTATGTAAATAGTATCTACTGGGAACGTTACATTGCTATCTAAAAATTGATGTAAACATATACTATTTTCAAAAGTTCCGTCATCTCTATAAACTCTGTCCGCAAATTCGTCCGTTCCATTAATAGTATTTGAAACATATTGTATCTGTTGGCTTGACAAATTGCTAGACGTAAAATTCTCCTCGTACATTTCTTGGCTTTCTGAATAGTATTGTACACTTACAACTTTGCTTACGTCAATAGGTAAAACGACTGGTGCATCGTCTAGCTTAACTACTGTTAAATTTGACTGTAATAGTCCGCTATCGTTTTGAGGATTAACCCCCTCTTGAAAATATCCGTAACCGTAAAAGCCTTTATTTAAGCTGATAGCATCAGTAAAAGTGTTTCCAGAAATAATTTTTGTTAATTCATAATCAACCCACACAATCTCTGTTTCGTAATCGTCAGCATTGTAAGTCATATAATCCCTTACAAGCTCTGCTATCTCAAAATTAATAGTACTGTTTACTGCACGTGCTGATAATGTATAAGTAGGTGTTGTAGGTCTTGACGTTGTTTGCGTTCCTGTATATATCCAAAGTTTTAAACTAGCCTCTGTTAATTTGCTTTGATTAAAATATACATAGTATGGACTTCTTACGTTAATTTTTGCCATTTTATCGTTTTGTTAATTTTATTAAATCTTTTTCTAGTCCTATTGAGTACGCTTTAATCAAATCATCTGGCAACCTTTTAAACGCTGCTACAAATGGTTTAGTAAAAAATAAACTAGGCTTAATTCCTTTTTGATATATACTTCTAGCAATTAAAAACGCTGTACTTTGATAGCTTAAAAATCGTCCTGTTTTCCTATCCTTAAATTGTATTCTACGCCTTTTAACATAGCTTTGCATTGCTTCGGTTAAACCGCCTTTACGTCCTGTGCCACTGCCAAACCTAAAAGGGCTGTTCGGTGCTTTACTGCTTGACGATTTACCCCTAACTCCTTTATCTTTAAACTTACCATAATCAGCCATTTCAATGTTAAGGTTAGCTCCGTTTTTAGTTGGTACTACATTACCCTTTAAACTATTATAAAGTGTCTTAGTGTCATTATATGTGCCATAATCAGAACTACCCTTTGTTAGGTTGCTTCGGCTTTGCTGTATAACGTACTTAGCAAACTTATTTAATTCTTCTTGTAATTCTTTATCTGCTAACATATTTCAATATCGTTATTAACGAATACATCAAACGTTGCAGTCCAACCAGCTACTTTATTTTCAAACCTATCTACAAACGGTTCAAGACTTGCATCTCCGTCTAATTGATATTTGTCATTGTATAAATCGCCACGTCTTAAAACTTGTACTAACTTATTCAATACTGCTAGTTGTGTATTAAGTACGTCTTGTTCATTATTGTTACCTATAAATATATCTGTTGTAGGTTCTTTGCTCTCATCTACAATATCCATTGCTAGTATTGATATATTAAACCTTAGTACACTCTCTTGTGCTGTAACACTATTAATAATCAAATGCGATAAAGGGAATATAGATTGCTTAGATAAATCAACATCAAACAAATCTCCCTCTGTGACTGTGTTTACATTTATATCTCCTAGTAAAGCGTCTTTAATAGTTTGTGTTAATAAATAATAACCTCTTATTCCTGTGTAACTCATTTGAATTTACTTTTTATTTGTCTTGCTTCTATTTCGTTTTTTTCTTTTGTATATGTTAAATACGTCAAACATTCGTGTACGTTTAATTTAGTGATATCTTCAAATCTCGTAATATCTCCGTCAGCGATTGCATAGATTGAATTGTACCAGCCCCATTTGGTTGTGAAGCCAGAAATTGCGCTAAGCTCTCCTCGTTCTGTTTGCTCGAAGAGTTCAGGATAACTGTCGATAAGTCTTTGCCTAAATTGTAAAAAAAAACAATAGCACCAAATACTGCATCTAGAGGATAGTTCTTAGCATCTTCGTTTGTGTCTGGGTTGTATTCTTTAAGCGTGTATCTTTGCCCTTGCTTTAAATCAATTGGTCTATATAAAACATTCATAGCTCTATGCAAGTTATCGTTATCGCCTATAAACGTATCTAAGTCCACATATTCGCCAAAACTCATATTTTCTAAGTCTGGTATAAAACCGTAATCAATACCATTCATTTGAAACCTATTTATAAGCTGATGTTCTGTATCAAACATATTATTTATAATAACACAAATATCTGTTATATCTTTTGCTTTCATTGAACGTACAACCTCGACAGGCACTTTACAGAATATCTCAATCATCTTAGATTGCACCTCTGCTTCCTTAGTTAAATCTAATTTATCAAACTCTTGGTATTGCCCTAGAGTTATTTCATTTAATGTTGTTGGTATGCTTAACTTAACTTTCATATTAATATATAAACTTTTTAATTTTATTTTAGTAACTAAGATACAGTATATTTACCTCTATTTGGGTTTTGCAGTTGAAAGCCTACTGCATAACGAACCGCATCTATTAAATGATTGTATTTGTCGATTGGTGTATTTGATTTGCGTTCTAACCAGCGATAGTTATTTAATTCCTTAATTAAGTTAGTGCTATCTGGACTTACTATAATATCATAGTCTTGTAATAAGCTTATGCCATAAGTAACGCTTCCTTGCCCTTTTATACTTGGGCGTACGTTACAACCCTTTGCTTTTATTTCGCTTAGTAGTCTAGGCTCTGCACTATCCCCAACGATTAAACCCTCTCTAGCGTGTTTTAAATTAAGTTGTGCTATTTGTGACGTTGTTAGTCTTTGTAAGTAGAAACATTCTTTTAAATATATTCGTTTGTTAGAACTGTCGATATTGACTTCAACCAATGTACTTGGGTCTGCTGCGAAACCATAATCTTGACCCCATACACTTACACTTGTTTTTCTAAACTCACCTACACTCCAATTATTAAATATAACGCCCTCAGCTTTATTTAGCCACGCTCCTAACATTTGTTGTTTGTATTTCTCTGGGCGTCTTACCTTCATTTGCTCTATTTGGTCTATATAGCTTTTAGATAAGTTCTTTATGTTGTCCTGGTAGGTTGTGTGTATGTAAGTTGTATTTTCTTTTGTTGTATTGCTGCCCTCTTGAACGCCTCTGTCCTCAAAGAAACGTCTATATATAAAATGCTCTTTTGTTGTTGGGTTAAGTATTAATATAATTCTGTTTGGTTTGCCTTGCTGCCTTACTGATAAATCAATAGTGTCAAACTTTTGTTCATCAACTAGTTCTTCAGCTTCATCAACCACCCACGTTGTAATACCTTGTAAAGATTTAAGGTTTGCAGTCTGGTCACCGCTTGAGGTTTTAATCCCCCTGAATATTATTTTGCTTCCTGTCTTTTTGTTTAGTATCTCATCTTTGGTTATGTGAAAGTCTGCTATTGAGCCGAACTGTTCTAGCTTGTCTATAAACTCTGGAATGATTGATATATAAGCTGAGGTTAATGTGTAGCGTGTAAACAGTATCGTATGACCTTGTTCGTATGTCAGCATCACTAAAAGGGCGTTTACTGAAAAAGATTTCCCAGAACCACGCCCACCACTAACAATAAAATACCTACTGTCGCTATCAACAATAGGCATATATTTCTTTTTTACTTTAATCAACGAACTTTATTAAATCTCTAAAATTGATGTTTAAGCCCTCGCTAGAGTTAATGTCAACACTTTCCTTAGGTTTACCATAACGATAGCTTAAATATAGTTGTACTGCTCTCATATCACCTTTGGCTACTAGTTCCCCTAGTTTACTTATAGCTTCGTCTTTGTCTATTATAGCATCTAAGCGTTCAATTAGTTTTTGTTCTATTGCCTTTGGTTTACGTCCAGCACCTGGTCTAGCACCACCATTATTTTTTCTATTATCCATATTGAAATAAATTGTTTAATCAATCCTATTAATATATAAACAGAATTACTTTTTTTTAGAACATTCTTATTTGTGCTTTGTGCTGCTCTATTCTTTTTATAGCTGCATTGTAGTAGTCTTTGTCTAATTCACAAGCTGTTAAATCATATCCTAGATTATGACAGGCTAAGGCAATAGAGCCACTACCTAAATGTGTATCAAGTATTTTATCTCCCTCTTTTGCGTAATTCATTAAAAGCCATTCATATAATTGTATAGGTTTTTGTGTTGGGTGTATTCTATCAACTTTATATTTCTTTTTAAATCCTGCCCACAAATGGTCGTACATATTACATTTTCTATCAAAGGAAGTCCACGCAAGTTCAGCCATAGATAAATGTTCTTTTATATCTACTTTTTTATTCCATACTATCCAACCTTTAGAAGGTGGTAAATATTCAGTAAAGTAATTACCACCCCATATAATTTGTTTTTTTGATACTCTTTTAAGCTGCTCAAAGTATTCTTTTGTTGGTGGCTTACTATCATCAAAAGTTTTGTAATGTTGACTTTTTGGGTTTTTCCATTTTTCGGTTGGTCTATCTCCTGTTACATTTCTTTGCCCTTTTTCGTTTATCCCATAAGGTGGGTCTACTATTGCTAAATCAAAGTAGTTATCCGCATACCTAGCCATTAGTTCCATATTGTCCTCGTTGGTTATTAGCATAGCACAGGGTTTTTAACTTTCTTGTTTAGTGCAGCACCTTTTATTTCTGGTATTGTCTTACGCTTTACTCTAGTCTTTATTAATGCGTTAAAGGGGTCTAGTCGTGTTTGTTTAAATTCTGTTACTGTTTCTATATCCCAGCCTGTTAAGATGTCTATAACGTCTTGTATTTCTTTTATTGTTTTGTTTGTTTTTATTTCTTTTTTTATTTTGTCTTGTTCTGAATTAAAGAATGGCTTTGATAATACTAGTCCTAGTTCCCTTATTATTTGGTCGTGTTTCTTTTTATCTTCAAGACCTATTACGTTTATACTATTAACGTGGTGCAGTATATTGCAGTGACTTTTTTTAATTACATCGCCCACCTCTCTAAATGTAGCACCGCTTTCGTAAGCTAGTTTGCTAAATACCTTTTTAGCATAAGAGTAATTTCTTTGCCTTGTATCTAAGGATATATCTAAATTGAATTTTTTATCTACTGCTTTTTTTATTGTTTCTAATTTCATATTTATTTTTAGTTAAATTCTGCGTGTTCTAAACACTCACTACAAAGGTTTTCATTTAATTGACTAGGTTCTGCATTACAACAATCCGAACCTATGTGTTCTTCTGTATGTGGGTTGTCTATTGCGTATTGTATTATTTGTTTTGGTGTTTTCATTTTGTCTATATTTTATTGTCTATAACTTCTATTAAGTGTCTAAGGTCTGAGCGTTCCCATTCTCCTAGCTTAACTCCATTAATATTAAATTTAAAATAATCTTTTCTGTCGGTTTTTTCTATTTCTATATTTATATACATATTAATCTATTTTAGTAAATTCTGCTATTTGGTTTTTATTATGTTCTTCTTTGTTTTGAAAGTAGTTATCTACTAGTGCGTCAATCATTACTAGCTCATCAATACTAGCTGTTTTTATTTTGTGCATTAAGCTGTCTATTTTGTTTAGCACGTTGGTACACATTTCAGGGTTGTTATGGTACACTGTATTAAACCCTTCTTGATATATTCGCTCTAGTATCTTTGATGTTTTATTTACTTGTAGCTTTACGTTCTGCTTAAACCCTACGCTTCCTTTTAAATCATCGTTTGCTTCTAGTAGTAATTGACTTATCAATACGCATTTTAAATAGCTTAGGTGTCTATGTGTTATTTGTTCTACTGGCTCATCATAAACCCCTCTTACTTGTTCTTGATGTTCTAGTTCTTTTTGTTCCATTCTTTCGTAGTATTCTTTTTGTTCTTTTCTCATTTGTTTTTTTCTATCCATTGTTGTTGTTGCTCTCTTAAGTATTCTATCTCACGTCTTAAATAATCTGCTGCTTTTTCTAAGTCTTTTAACTCATCGTCTTTTTT